GTATTTTCTGATTTGTTGAATTTTGACAGGATGTAGTCTGCAAATAGATTTACAAAATACCGTCTTGTGTTTTTTTCTAATTTTCTCATATTCTTGGTTTTTATAATGAATATGAGAATTAAATGAAACTATAAAGAGTTAAATATAATCTAAAAACATTTCGTTTATGTTTCTTCTTGTTCTGTCCCAATCAGGATAATCGGGGATTCTAATGTCAATACATTCTACTTCATCATTATAAATCATACCATTTATAAGTGATGTATATCCACCAAAATATTCTAAAAAAGAGTCAGAATATGTTGCACCCTTATTATTTTCTAAAAATGTTTTTATAATTCCAATAAAATCTCTGATTTTAATATATTGGTCGTATTTAGTTTTTTCACCAACCTTTCTTGGAACCTCATCAATACGACCCTCGAAGTATTCACTTAGACCATTATAAACAGCATCATAAACTTCATCTTCGTATGCTTGATTTTCAGAGTTATAGTAGATACTTCTTAGTTCATCGCCAATATCTTCTAAATCTTTTTTGAAAAGTTCGTTTGATGCGTCACTATCTTTTAATAAGTCGTTTAAATCTTCAGGCCTTATTCTAAAATATCCTTCAGTTTCTTGTATTTCAGATAAATGTTCAAAAAAGTCCGAATCATAATCCTCTAATGATAATTCTTGATTTCCTATTTTTTTATAAATAACATCTTTAAGATGTGTTATGTTAGAATCATTTAAAACATCTACTGTATCGTATGGTGTCATACTAGAATCATAATACCAATCGTGACCTAAACCTTCTTCACTTAAAATTAGTTTTGCAACATATCTAGGGCCACTATCACTTCTTCTACTACCACTACAAAAATATTCACTTAACTCTTCTCTATCTCTTAATTTTAGATAAAAACCACCATTTCTAATTTCAACATCAGTTATTAGATTGTTAATTATAAAATAAACTGTGTCTTCGTAGTTGTCTTCTAAACCTTTTAAAAGTAATATATTTTTTAATTCTTCGGGTGCGTCTTCATAACTAAGATTACCTAAAACACCATTTTCATCTAAAAAATTAATTAGTTCACTGTCCCAATTACGATAACCTACTTGACCTAAATCTAATTCATCTAAAAGACCGTATTTTTTAACAAACTTAAAGAATGTTATTAAGTCATTAAAATACGGCTCAATGTCGTCATCAAAATCACCATAATTAAATGAATTAACTAATTGTCTTGCTCTATCTAAACTCATATGGTATAAATATCTAATAAACAAAAAAGGTGTCCCAAACAGAACACCTTTATCTCGATGATACGCAAATATTATCTTCTATAATATTTGTTAATGATTTTTTTTACCGACTCTTGAACGTTATTATTATTTTGAGTGGTATTAGCACCTTGTTGTGTTTGTGTTTGAGTTTGTGTTTGAGGTTGTTGTGCCTGTTGCTTGTTTTTACATCCGCAGCCCATAACTAAATATTTTTATTGGTTTATTTATCTATAAATAGTATCTAAAACAAGTTTAATTCATAATAAATAAAAATCAATTATTTTTATTTTGTTATATTTATCAAGTATGAGAGACTTCTTTAAAAATTTCTTATTAGAACAAGATGAGAATCTTGTTACACTAACTCCTGATCAATATTTGGATACATTAGAAGATGTTGGTGGTATTGCAGCAAGAGTTGCAAATCTAAAACCTTATCGTGGTAAGGGTATTGTTATTAACGGTGATTTAGATCTTAGAAAATTTAAAACCGTTGGACCACTTACAGGAATTGTGAGAGTAATGGGTAGGTTAGATATATCCAATACGAATGTCCCTAATCTTGATGGTGTTACCGTAGATAGATATGTTAGTAGTTGGGGATCGACAATGCATACAACCCAATTAAAAAAAGAAAGAAATAAAAAACTTTCAGAATTATCCGATTATAGAGAAAATAAAGAATGGAATATTGAAAATAATGACGATGATTCTGAAAGAACTGAAGCTTTATATAAATTCTTAGTTGAAGAAGGTATACCCACTTTATATAAAGACGACAATGGTGAAGAAGTAGAAGAAGACAAGTATTTTATTTATCCTAATGGTACAGGAAGTCACGGTATTGGAAAACAATACGAATGGTTAGGTAGTGATACTCTACAACCAGACACATATGATGTTTATACTCAAGATGAGTTAGATATTGCAGCTAAAAGATATGTTGAAAATGCTATTGATGACATGGGTTATGAGGCATTTACAAGTTGGGTTTGGGATCAAGCACTTGATAGAGGACAGTGGGAAAGTTGGTTAGAAGATTTTTATGAAGATATAATTAGAGATGATCCTGAAAACTATGATATAGGACTTGAATTATCTACAAATCAACAACATCAAGTTAATCAATTAAAAAAAACTATAGAAAATCTAAATAATAAATTAAAAAGTGAGGAATTGTCTGACGAAGAATACGAAAACATCGAAAGAAAAATTGAAGGTTTAGAAGAGACGATAGAAGAAATTATAGAAGATCCACAAGGTGGTTATGATGAAAGTTCCATACAGAATGAAATCAATGATAGAGTTAATGAATATGTTGATGATATTGATGATTTTATTAAACACTACGGATATGAAAAAAGTTTTATAATGGATTTTGTTGATTTAGATGAGGTTACGGATATTGTCGTAAATAGTGATGGATATGGTAATCTATTAAACTCTTATGATGGAGAAATGTTTGAAACACAGGTAAACGGTGACTGGTATTTTGTAATGAGGGCTAGTTAGGTCTTTATTTGTTGAACAATATATCATATTTTTATTATGAATGGCACGAAGAAAAAAAATAGAATTTTTGATGAACACCGATTGGATGTTCGAAAAACCTATTGATAGAGAATACAAAGAATACAAACTACTTTCTTATTTCCAAAAGATGGGAGATAAACTCGATAAATTAGAGTTATATCCAGGATTTATTGAATTATCATTACACTTAATGAATATACAAGCTCTTATGAGAGATAAGAAAATTGTCTACACGGATAAAAAATTGAACACCGTAGATGATGAGATTATGGTTAAGGATCTAAAAGTCAAAGATGCCCCAACCATGTCCGATGAAGAAAATGAAGAATTTAGGAAAATCTTATCTTATTCAGCACCAAGAATTATGGAATACTTTAATGTTGCAAAGTCTGTTTGGACAATAGTATTTGATTCTTTGGATATGAAAATCAAAAGAAATAAAAAAAATATCTTACACCCAAAAGGTTATTTCTTTTATACTGAAACAGAAAGTAAAAAAACTTATGTGTGGGAGTACATTATAAAGAAAGAAACAAAAAGTAACCCACAAAGAATGGCAAATATAAATTTAATTTATTTCGATGAGATCGGAGAGTTGACCATTCCAAAGATAATATCTACATTTTCTACATACGAACCAAAAGACAAGAGAATGGGACCAGTATTTCAAATGTCATCAAACGGAATTTTTCCTGTTAATGAAACATTATTACCCCTATTCAAAAGAAGAATTGCGGGACTTATATCACAAACAAAAAACCAAGAAGAAAAACAAGAAACAGAATAAGTTATGGGATTTAATAAGAGAATTTTAAAGAAAGAAAACATTTTAAAAAACCTCCCAAACCTTATGACCTATTTGGACGCCGATGCAATAATTTGTACCGACGATTTCTCACGCAAAGTTTATGGGTTATTTCGTGACGGGTTTTCAAAAGAAGAAATAATAAATTTAATAGATAAAATGAAATGAAAATAAAATTGGAATATGTTTGGTTGGACGGATATAAGCCTGAACCTAACCTAAGAAGTAAAGTTAAGATTGTTGATTATGAATCTGTCAAGAATGCATTACTTGATGGAAATTTTCCTATGTGGAATTTTGACGGATCATCAACTTTACAGGCTGAAACAGGAAATTCAGATCGTTTGTTAAAACCTGTGAGACATTACTTACCATCTAATTTTCCACTTAAAAACAACACCGTTTATGTTTTATGTGAAGTATTAAATTCAGATGGAATACCACACGAATCAAACAAAAGATCAAGTATTGGTGAAGGTTTTGAAGATCTTTGGTTTGGTTTTGAACAAGAATATTTTATTCGTGAAGAAGTTAATGGTAACATTTTAGGTCACAAGAGAAACATTCTTAAAGGTCAAGGTGAATATTACTGTGGTGTTGGTCAAAACGTTGTTGGTCGTGATTTTGTTGAAGAACATTTAGACATGTGTTTGTATTATGGGATTGATATTACTGGAATCAATGCTGAGGTTGCTTTAGGTCAATGGGAATATCAAGTGTTTTCTCAAGGTAAATTAAAAGGTGGTGACGATCTTTGGATGACTAGATACTTCCTCTTCAAGATTGCTGAGAAGTACGGATACCATATCGAACTTCACCCAAAACCAATCACACACGGAGAATGGAATGGTTCAGGTCTTCATACAAACTTCTCAACAGACATGATGAGACTTGAAGGGAATGAACAATATTTCATGGCATTATTTAACGCATTTGAATCAAGACATGAAGATCATATCAAAGCTTACGGATCAAACAATCACTTACGATTGACAGGTGAATATGAAACTCAGGCGATGGATAAATTCAGTTGGGGAGTATCTGATCGTGGAGCATCAATTAGAGTTCCTCAGGACACGGCAAAAGAATGGAAAGGGTATGTTGAAGATCGTAGACCAGGCTCAAATGCGGATCCATATAAGATTATTCGTGAAATTGTTAAATCACTTGATGTTACACAACAAATATATGATACAAAACATATGATGACCTCATTTGTTGATATGGATGGTCTTACCGGAAAATACGGTACAATGTCTAACGATGAGTTATTAAAAGAATATAGAGAAGAAGAATAATGGAAAAAGAATGTGTATGTGGAGGAACGGGACTTTGTCAGTGTCCACCAATTAAAGTAGAACAAGTAAACCACCCACAGCATTATGGTGGTGAGAATAACCCTTACGAAGCAATTAAAGTTATTGACGCTTGGGATTTAGGATTTAGTTTAGGAAATACAGTAAAATATATAAGCCGTGCAGGAAAGAAAGGAAAAGATAAAGAACTTGAGGACCTCAGAAAAGCACTCTGGTACCTCCAACACCACATCGAAACACTCGAAAAGTAAAACAGGTTTTGATAAAGAGATTAATGTTTGGGATGCTCTTACAACACCAAACGAATTACTAAGAGAAACCCTAATTAATTTTATGTGGGGGTTTTTAGGAAACTCAATTGTAGTTTTTGCGGCCAAAGAACTGGATTTTTTAGTTCTTATAAATTATATTGTTTATTACATACTGATTTCTTATATTGTGAATAGGAAGAAATATGAAACCATGTTAGGTAAATTTATTATTCTTCCAGGATCCGCCGCGGCAGGAGCATTCACAGGTTATAAGTTGGCACAATTAATTTCAAATTTTATTTAATAATGGAAAAAGACTGGAACCCAAACGACTTTCAAGGAAGATCAAAAGATCAAATGGAAAGAAACTATAGAATTTTTGCAATTCTAATTACATTATCGTGGTTAGTTGGGACCGGACTTGTTTTATTAAAATTAATTAGTTACATTTTTTAATCTATAATAATATGAAATACTACAAAATTACAATAGGTGGTAAAGGTGCTGAAGTTTACCCCTTCCAATTGAACACAGAACAATATGAAGCTCTACGAGATGGTGGTGTTGAGCAAGATGAATTGGATCACGATCAGATATGTGAAATTTTGGGGGTTGATACTTTTTTTGATTCACCAAACGAATCTATTATGGGCCCATATCCCGACGCATTCTTTGTGAAAGTTGAGGACGAGGAAGGGAATGTTGTTTATCAAAGTGAGGAATTTGATAACGAAAAAAGTGATTATGAAGAACAATATTGTGGTGAGGTTGCTTACCTAATCATCGAAGACTATTGTAAGGGAGAACACCTTGTTTACGATATTCCATTAGAAGAGGACTTCGAGATCGATAAGCTAAGATTCAAAGTTGATGACATTGGATGTAGAGTTGAGGTAGTAAGTGGTATACTATACGAAGAAAAAGAATACAAAATATATAAATCATTTGGTGATACATCCAGTAAAGGATACTACTACCATTTAACAGCAGGAATTTAAATAATGATAGAAACAGGAAAAATAATTAACGGAGATTGTGTTGAGGTAATGAAAACATTGCCTGAAGGATCTGTGGATTTAATTGTAACGTCTCCACCCTACGGAGTTGGGATTGCTTACGATGTTCACGAAGATGACGTTGAGTTTAACGAGTATGTTGAGTTTGCAAAGTCTTGGTTATCTGAGGCCTATCGACTACTAAAAGATGATGGAAGAATTGCTCTTAACATTCCTTACGAAATCAATCGTCAAAAAAAAGGTGGACGTATTTTCTTTGTGTCGGAGATGTGGCAGATCATGAAAGAAATTGGTTATGGTTTCTTTGGTATTGTTGATCTTGAAGAACAATCACCACATAGAAGTAAAACCACTGCTTGGGGATCTTGGATGAGCCCAAGTTCACCGTACATTTATAACCCAAAAGAATGTGTCATTTTAGCATACAAAAACAAACACATTAAAAAAATCAAAGGTCAACCACAATGGACTGGAGAATTAACTGAAATTGAAAATGAAGATGGTTCAAAAAGGAACAAAATGGTATATGACGAGAATGATAAGAAAGAATTTATGGAACTTGTGTTTGGTCAGTGGAATTACTTTGCAGATACTAAATCACTCACCAAGGCAACTTTCTCGATGGACATACCAACTAAAGCGATTAAGATATTATCCTACAAAAACGATGTAGTTTTAGATCCATTTGCAGGTTCAGGAACTAGTTTAGTGGCGGCTGAAATATTGGATAGAAGATGGTTGGGAATTGAGTTATCACCAAACTATTGTGATGTCGCTCGAGGAAGAGTCCAAGTTTTTGTTGATGAAAAAACAAAAGTAAAAATTGAAAGTGAGTGATATTTATATGATATGAAAAACTATTTAATCAACGAGAAACAACTTAAGAGAATTCTTGAACAAGTTGAGGATGAAGAAAACAAATCAGAAGATGATCAAACTAATGACGAAACTGTAAGTAGTGGTTTTTTTGACGATATCGTAAAAAAACCTTTGGACTCTAGTGATCCTTTGAAAATGTTTTTTGATTCCCTAAATTAATTCAATCAGGTCATCTTCTTTAATATTGTATTTTTTACAAGTATTAGAAGGTAATTCTAAGATCATATCACCTTCACCAGAATAGTGTTCACAATCGTCAGAGTAACATGGTTTACAGTTATGATGTATCTTTGTTATTTTATTACCATTTATAAAAAGTATGTCTAAATGAATAATACAATTCTTCATCCAAAAAGAATGAGGTTCATTTTTCATTAGAAACAACATACCATCAAACGTATCATCGAATTTTTTATTCATCATACCTTGTTGAGTATCTTTATCAGTAAAAACAGTTTTTAGGTTAAAAAGATTATTATTTATTTTTGCCTTCATATTTATAAATATCTATGAAAAAGTTTAGAAGAAGTTCTGGTGTTATTTTAAAACATGGTGATGAAGTTTTACTTTGTAAACGATCACCAAAAGAAACATTACCAAATATTTGGTCCATACCGGGTGGTGGAATTGAAAATGGTGAAACGCCAGGTCAAGCTGCAATTCGAGAGTTCCATGAGGAGACAAATATTGAAATAGGAACGGATTTGGATCTTGTTGGTATAATTGATAACTTTAATGATGACGGGACCAAAAGAGGTATGATGTTTGTGTTTTTACAAAACATTAAAGAAAAAAAAGATCCTGAACTTTCTAAGGCATCACATGGTCACGAACACACGTCTTGTAAATATTTTAAATCTGAAGATATTCCTGAACAGAAAGGGAGTGAACAACTCTACAAAATTTTAAAAAAAGTTTTCAAATAGGAGATTAAAACAAAAATTTTTATTATATTTGTAGAAATAATTACAGATGATAAAGACGACCTTAAACCATAACATTAAAATCATGAACGAAAAATTCGGAACTTTGCTTTCTGAATCATTCGTAGACCCAATCCAATTTAAGATCTTCTTGAAGATGGTAGACGGAGCATTGAACTTAGGTGAGGATTTATCTTACTTTGATGGTAATACTTTCTTGGTTCACATACCAAATAAGATCCTCAAAGAATCTGTTATTTTAACAAACGCAACTGAGATTAGTTTGGTAGAACAAGTTAGAAACAAAATTGAAAGTTTAGTATGATGAAGTCATTTGTATTTTTTTTATTTAGTAACATTTTATTAACTTCTTGTATCAAAGAAGATATTAAACCTCAACAACCATTGAGTCCTCAACCTATAATCACTGACACTGTATTAGTTGATTCTACATTATCAATGGCAGGACAAACTTGGGTAATCAAAAAAGTTTTGAACACTGATTTTGATGATGACTTAAGATCTGACACTTTAATTTTTATCGATGTTGATGATTATACTTTTAATGGGTATCCATCCAAATATAGATTAACAACAACATCAACTACATACAATTTAACATTATACGATACACCTTGGGGTAGTATTAGTGGAAATTTAATAAATTTTAATATTGTTTCAGGTACAATAGAAAGCAAACCATTTAATGACATACTTGGTATATACGGTGAGACAAAAATATGGATGTATAGGTTATAGTTTCCTTGTTCTATAAAAATAAGGTGGTGGAGAAGCTGACATTCAATGTTGGCCCTAAAATAAAAGGTGGGATTATCTCACCTTTTTTTGTTTTTCATATATTTATATAATAAAAAATTTGATATGAAAAATAAATTTATTTTAACAGAAGAAGAATCTAAAAGAATTCTTTCTTTACACAAACAAAAAATCCAAGAAGAAAGAGGGGATATTGAAGAACAAAATATTGATCAAGGTTTTAAAAATACTAGAATTGGAGGATCGGCGCTTGCTGGTGCTGGAACAGGTGCCGGTATTGGGGCACTTTCGTTTGGACCTCCAGGAGCTATTGTTGGTGCTGTTGTTGGTCTAGGTGTTGGTGCTTTAACTGGTTGGTTGACAGTGGGTGGTGGATATTATGATAGAGTTGCAAAATCATTTAAATTTTGTCGTGAGAATAGAAAAAATATGGGTAAACCTGTAAATTCTCGTGAAAAACTTGAAGACATTGCGGACTTTCTAAGAACTGCAGTCACTGGAGTGGGTACTGATGAAGCATTAATTGCAAAAAACTTAAGAAAATTAAAAACAATACCTGACTTTTGTGCTCTAAGTAAAATTTATTATGAAAGATTTACTGAAACATTATTAGAAGCTCTAGACGGTGATATAGATCAAGACAATGAATGGAGAGATTATGTTTGGTTACCAATTTCTGAATTAGCAAAAAATACTAAAAAAATCCCAAAACCCCTTGATGATACACAACTTAGAATTAATGCTGCGAAATGTGGTTGGGGTGATGACGTTGACGGTTATAGAAAATCAGGTTGGAGATGTCCAAAAAGTAAAACACCTGTACCTGTTGTTCCACCTGTACCTGTTGTTCCACCAAGACCAGGAAAAAGATACTACTTCAATTACCAAGACGCAATAAACGCATTGAATAAAAAAGGATGTCCTACTGGAGCTGGTGGTGAAGAGGGTAAAAAAGAAGATGGATTCGCCGATGATTGGAGAGTACCTCAAGCGGATCAAAAAGTTGATCCTGTAGTTTCATCTGACGATTTTTCAAATTGGTCTAAATAAAAAAAAACAAATAACTATGAGCAAGATTAAATTAACAGAAAGTCAATACAACAAATTAAAAAATAATATTGTTGAATCCGCATTAATTACTGAAGCATCAAATACGAGAGAAGAGGTGATGACAGTTCAAAAAGCATTAAATAAATGCTTTAAAGCTGGTCTAGTTGAAGACGGAATTTGTGGAAAAAATACAAAATCTGCAATTGAGAGATACTTAGGAATTCCGGTTATGGAAGTTTAAGTTTAGTATCGTAAAAATAATAAAGGGAGTTAAACTCCCTTTTTTTATGTAATTTTTTTCATATCTTTGTATTATGGAAAAAGTATTATATATCGTTAGAGGAATACCGGGTAGCGGTAAATCAACATTTGCAAAAAGATTGGTTGGTGAAGATTTTTTAGTTTGTGAAGCAGACAAATATTTCATCAATCAAGAAAATGGTAAATACGAATTTGATATTTCTAAAATCAAAGACGCACATAAATGGTGTCAAAATTTAGTAGAAAATTACATGAAAGATAATATGATTAATGATCAGTATTATCTTGAAATTGCGGTATCAAATACCTTTACTCAAGAGTGGGAGATGGAGCCTTACCTTGAACTAGCGAAAACCTATGGATATAAAGTATTTTCAATTGTAGTTGAAAACAGACACGGGGGAATAAATCAACATGGAGTTCCTGAAGACAAATTAGAACAAATGAAAAACCGTTTTGAAATAAAATTATGACAAAATTTGATAAATTACTAACATCTGGTATTGTTTGGATTACATCTGACACGCACTACCACCATAAAAATATTTGTCGAGGTGTTACCAATTGGAGAACAAAAGATGGTAAAATTCCTATCGACCAAACAAGGAATTTTCAAGATTTGGATGAGATGGATTCGGTTATTATTAACAATATCAATCAAAAAGTTGGACCAAATGATACTTTAATTCATTTAGGTGATGTTGCTTTTGGTGGATTTGAAAAGATAGGTGAGTTTTTAGATCGTCTTGTTTGTAAAAATGTCCATCTTGTTTTAGGTAATCACGATCAACACATAACTAAGAATAGAGAAAATATAAGAGACAGGTTTTTATCTGTTTCTAACTATTTGGAGGTAAGTATAGATGATGTTAATTTTGTTTTATCTCATTATCCATTTGCTAGTTGGAATAAGTTGGGTAAAGGATCAATTCATCTTCACGGACACGTTCATTTCTCGGCTAAAGATAAATGGGGTAAAGGAAAACGATTGGATGTTGGTATGGATGGTAATGGATATTTTCCTTATAAAATTACTGAGATAGTTCATATGATGGACCGTCGTCAGATTAGATCTGAAATGGATTTGGATCACCACCTTGATGATATAGTTGGGGTTGTGGGTTAAATCACAACTCCAACATATTTATTGTTATGAGAAATATTATTATCACCGAAAGTCAATTAAGACTAATAACTGAAGCTTTAGGGGTTCCTGATAACATTTTGGACGCTGCTAATAGGTTGTATGACATTGTTGAAAAAGAAATCAAATCAATAGATAGTATCGAAGATGAATATGAATTTGATGGTGAAATTGAATTTGAATTAGGTGATAAACATAAGGTAATGATTGACTCATATGAATTAAAAGTTAATATAGAAACTATCGACGGAGAAGAAGGAGTCTTAGACATTATCTCAATGGGAATGGGAGGAGGTTTTGGATTTAATAGAGATGTCTATATGAAAGAAACCGAACCGTCAACAACTTTGGAACTAACAATAACATTTGCTGTAGGTGAAAATTGGGAACCTGAAGGGTTAATTAGAAAAATGGAGGAAGAAAGGGACGAACACGTCGCATCATTGGCTCATGAGATCAAACACAAATACGACAAACAATCAAAAAAGTTTGGTAAAATTGGTCCTGATGCTACTTACCAAGCAACGCAAAGAAGAGGTAATTTTGGAATACCTGTTATTGATAGAGTTTTCTTTAGGTATATGTATTACATACATAGTATTGAAAATCTTGTAAGACCTGTTGAGGTTGCATCATCGATGAAATCAAAAAATATTACAAAATCAAAGTTCTTAGATTTTCTACAAACCAATAGAGTATTTAAAGAATTAGTTGAAATTAAAAATTTTACATTTGAAGATTTCATTAACCAATTAAAAGAAAATGAGGATAGATTAGATGCTCTTCTAAACCACATCGGAGAAGACCCATCTAATATGAATATTGACCAAAAGATTGACAGAGTGTTGGAAGTTGCTTATATTGATTTAGTGAATAACAGAATGGAAATGTTTGTTCGAATGACGGAACATCATATGGATGATATGATAAAATTCGGATCACAACTTGGACTTTTACCACCAAATTTAAAAGATAAGGTTAAACAGTTAGAAAAAACAGACGAGATTAGACGAAAGTTTTTATCTCAAACTATGAAATATGAAAAAAACCCAACCAAATTCTTTAAAGATGAAATTGAAAACTTCCAATACATTGCAAATAAAATGTTAAAGAAGATATCAAAACTATACGCCATGGCAAAAGACGACGAACAAGTTAGTGAATCAATTCTAAATTGGGATCTTCATCAAAAAATTATGGAAAAGAAATACGGTAAAAGACCAATACATACCGAATACAAATACAAAAAATAAAATTAACCCCACAAAAAAGTGGGGTTTTTTGTTTTTATTCAAAAAACTTTCTTATCTTTGTTTTATGTGGACAACTAAAGAAACTAAAAGAAAATATCTTGGATTTGAGATCACCAAATATGAAGGATCCAAAATGAAGGATTCTTTTCGAAAAAGAGACCCACGAACATTTCAAAGAGGTGATAGTAAATTCACCAAATGGCATTCCTACGAAGTAACCATTGATGGTGTTAAATATGATTTTGACAAGTTGAAAGATGTTAAAGAATTTATTAATTCAAAGTTGAAATGAAAAAACCTTGTAAAGAGTGTCCCCACTTTATAAAAAATCGCCATAATGATATGATTGTTGATTTCGGTCGTAGGACTAGAAAACGTCATAATTGTCATATGACAGAGGGGGTGAAAGATTTGTGGAATGTTAAAAATGAAAAATTAGAATGTTATGGCTCAAAGAGAGATAATTTACGGAGTGTGTGATAAGACAGGAAGTTGTGATTCCTATTTTGGTTTCTTCAAAACAAAAGAAGATGCCGAACACGAAGTACAAGTTCAAGCCGGTAGACTCAAAGAAGACTTGGGTTGGTTAGATATACAAATACAATCCGATAGAGCCTTGATGAATGGTAAGTTAGTTGTAGTAATTCATTCATATGTTCTTCGATGATTAAACGATATTTGATTGTTTTCTTATCGGCACTTATATTAGAGATTGGAAGTACATTCTACATCACTGTAGTTGCAGATAAGAACTATATTGGAATGTTGTTTTTTGCATTCATCGGACCATTTTTATCATTACCTTTCGTGGGATTTATGGTTGAGTCAAAAACTTGGAAGGAAAGAATAAGATTGGCATTATGTTCGGGACTTGGATATTTGTTCGGGTCCGTTGTTGTAATAATATTTTTAGAATTATTAAAATGAAAAAAATAGAAACTAAATTTGGGACCTATATGGAAAGAGAAAATGACCCTACAAAATTGACTGGTGATAAGATCAAGGTTTTTGTAGAAAGATTGAAAAAAATTGGAATCGAGGTAAAACTTAAGGGTAACTACCCATGGGTTTATATTGATGAAATCTGTGGTATCAAAGTGAAAGAGAGGTTCGAAGGAAATCATGGGTTTACTTTGATATTTCTACCTTCTAGACTAGATAGTCCACCATCAGAATTTACGGACATTACGGAAATCTTCAAACTTATACGAAAGTATAGTAGAAAAGCTTTGTTAGTTCAGATGATGAAGGATGATGAAAAAGATGGATTGTATGACATTGAATGAGTTAAGGGTGGGTAGTATTGTGACCCACCCAATTTTTGGAACACCGACTAATGTTAAAGCGATTGCCTTTAACGGACTTTATATTGGAACCAAAGATGGTTTACCTCTTCACATCGATGACTTCAAACCGGTTGAAATAACTGATGAGNTTTTGGAGTTACTNCATTTTGTTAAGATGAAAAACACTGCACCTGGTATTGGTGAGTTTGAATGGTGGGAGACAGATGATACATCACTCACACACATACATAAAGGTTTGTATGGTATTGAAGGGTTAAGTGGTATTAAACCGATGAAATATGTTCACGAATTACAAAATGCGTATTTTGTGATAACAGGAAAAGAATTGAATACAGAAAAATTATTATATTTGTAAAAATGGAAAAAGCAAGAATTTATTTAGATGATGTTAGAACTCCTGTGAGTCCTAATAATGAGCGGGTTGAAGGAATCCCTGAATGGACAGTAGTTCGTTCTTATGACGAGTTTGTGAGTAAGGTAACTGAGATTGGTTTAGAAAATATTGAACTGATTTCTTTGGACCACGACTTGGGTGATAGTGCGATGAAAGAATGGTTACACGGTGTTGTAAGAAACTATGCGATCAACTATGACAACATCACCGAAAAGACTGGTATGGATTGTACCAAGTGGTTGGTTAATCAGTGGATGGACGGAAAACCTGTTGTTAGAGTTGTTGTTCATTCAGCAAATGCTGTTGGTGCCGCTAATATGATGGGATATATTAACAATTATCGACACATCAACAGATTACCACAAAATTGTGATAGAGTATTTTGGGAACACACAATATAAAAAAATAGTTATGGAATTAGAAAAATTTGAACAAGCAAAAAAAGTTAAAGAAAACCTTGATAGATTAGAAAGACAGAAGCGTAAATTGGAATTGGCATTAGAATCTTGTTCTTTAGGTGTGACAATTGAATTTAGTCCATCAAAAGCATTTCTCTCAAGAAAAGATGAGGTTAGTGTTTATAACAAAGACGCTATTAAAGAAATGATATCTAAAGAACTTGAAGGGTTGAATGACCAAATAGGATTAGTTAAAGAAGAATTTGAAAAAGTATAGAAAATGGAAAATTTAAATAGTGTATGTTATGTTGGTGTGATCGGTGAAATCCGACCAATAGAAGGGGCAGATAACATCGAACTTGCAATGGTTGGTGGTTGGCAAGCAATCACCAAGAAAGGTGAATATGGTGTGGGTGATAAGGTTGTTGTTGCAACTACCGATGCGGTAATCCCTGTTGAGTTATCTGACTTGATGGGAGTGACTGGATACTTGAGAAAAGGTCAAAGAGTTAGAACTGTAAAACTTCGTGGAGTTTACTCTGAGTGTTTATTAATACCATTCAAATACTTAGCACCAAAGTCTTTGGAGAACAATGTAAGTGAAGGTCACGATATGATGGGTATCTTGGGTGTTACTAAGTACGAACCACCAGTTAAGATGGTTGAGATGAGTGTTGGAGGTAGAAAATTCAAATACCACCAAAACCCTAACTTCCACGTTTACTACAAGTTCCCTAACTTGAAGAATGTGCCTGATCTTTTCAATGAAGAGGATAAAGTTTCAATCACTCGTAAACTTCACGGAACCAATGCTCGTTATGGTATTGTAAGAAAGAAAAAACTTTCTATCTTGGATCGTATCAAAAAATTCTTTGGAAACAAATGGGTTGAGTTTGATTATGTTTACGGATCACATAATGTTGAAAAAGGATCTACTTCTCAAGGGTTCTACTCTACCGATGTGTGGAGAACCGTAGCTGAGGAATACAATATCCAAGATAAGTTGTGGAACTACGTGAAAAGATATTTCACACCTGAAAGATTAGGTAGTGGTATCGTGATCTACGGTGAGATCTACGGACATGGTATCCAAAAGAATTACGAATATGGATTAACTGACATCCGTTTCGCTGGGTTCGATGTTGAGATAGATAGTGTTTACCGACCATTCTTCACTGAAAGAGGTATATTTGACGAATTAGATTTACCAAAAGTAGATTTGTTATATACTGGTCCATGGAATAAAGAGACTCAAGATATGTTCGTATTTGGTAATTTCATTGAAGGCACTAAAGTTCCTCACGAAGGTATTGTTGTAAAATGCTTGAGTGGTGATCGTCACAAAGTGGCGAAGGTGATCAATCCTGATTACTTGATCTACGGAGAGAAAAATAATGTTGGTGACTCCCATTGATGGAGTCACCTTTTTTTATTATCATTAAAAAAAAGAAAAAATTATGGCAATATTTTGGGCACAAGCAGAAGTAGATTTATCGGTTGATGAGATCTACGAAAATTTATCAGATCGTGAAGTTCTGAAGTTGGTTGATTTATTTGTTGAAGAAGGTTTGGTCATTTCAACTAACACAAGTAAAAATGAAAGTATGAGTTTTTTAGATGAAGAGTGGAAAAAAACACTTTTGAATCTAATGAACAACAGACACAGACTTTCAAACGAAGATGAAGAAACAATCAAAACAATCGCAAATAAATTATAATGGCAAAAGACAACGACCTGATCTATGGGGTTTACGATAGAACAAGAGGAGTGGGTGGTTGTGATGACTACTTCGGGTACTTCAAAAAAGAATCAGACGCGAGAACAGAAATGAAATCTCAATTTGAACACTTAAAAACAAAAAACCCAAAAGAAACTCTGAAACTCCATAAAGACAGAGTTGTAAAAGTGAAAGATAAAACAGAAGAAATATTAATAATTATACACCCAATTTTAGTAAGATGAGAGAGGACCAAATTGATGACTACATCCAAGAGTTAAAGATGATTGAAGAAATGGAAAATATTAGAATACCTGATAATGATGCGTATACCACACATGATTTTAATGAAGAGACTCCGGTAAGTAATTTACCAACATGTTGGGGTACATTACAAGATGAAGAGTTTGCACCGGCATTCACATCAGTCCCTAAAGTTCCCGCAGGTATTTANGAGATTGTTTGGAACAGACAGTTAAGTCAACATACCTTGAAGAAACAACCATTCAAAACAGATGAGTTGTATCANTTACCTTCATATGAAATTACNGATATCCTTAAAGATATTCAAAACTTTTGGGACCGTAGAGACAAATACAAACAATATAACTTTGTACACAAACGAGGTATTTTGATGTATGGTGAACCAGGTTGTGGTAAGTCAGGTATCATTCAGTTGATTTCAAAACAACTAATTGACAATGATGGTATTATCATAAATGTTAAAGATCATGAAGATGTTGATTATTTTACTGACTTCATTGCGACATTCAGAAAAATTGAACCTAATCGACCATTGATCGTTTTATTGGAAGACATTGATTCAATCGCGGGTGAGAGCAGTCATCAAACTAGTAGATTGTTAAACATCTTAGATGGTGTAAAACAAATTGAAGATGTTGTTTATATTGCAACTACTAACTATCCTGAGAAATTACAGGATCGTATTACCAACAGACCATCTCGTTTCGATAGAAGATACAAAGTGGAATTACCAAACGATGAGATTCGTGAAGCATACATCCGTCATAAGTTAACAGAAGAAGACATCAAAGGTATTGACGTTCAAGAGTGGGTAAAAAGAACAGAAGGAATGTCTCTTTCACACTTGAAAGAAGTTGTAATTTCAACTATAGTTATGGGAAGAGAATTTGAGGAAGTGATGGATAACCTTGAAGGATTGAAGAAAGCACCATCAATTAAAGGATCAGGAAAAGTAGGATTTGGACGATGAAAAAAGGAATTTATTATGTACCATTATTTTTAATATTAATATTTATAATGGGAGGAACATTTTATGTTGGGGATCGATTAAGTTTTGTAATGTCGACACTAGCATTGTTATTATTAGGTGAAATTTATTATTTAAGATTTATAAAATGAAGAAGTTTAGTTTAATTATTGGGTTGATATTATTATCAAGTTGTAAAACATCAAAGACTAACTGTGACGCATATTCGTCATATGAGATAAAAGTAGAGCACTGTCATATTGATGAAGAAAGTTATTGTTACTATACAGTTGACACAATTCGCTTGACCAAGTAAAAAAGATTACTTATACTTTCAAAACAAAAAAGAAAACATGACAATTAAACAGGCACTTAAACAGAAGAACAAACTGGTTAAAAACATTGCTGAGAACACTAAGTTGATCCAACAACACAACTCAGTTGAGGTTGGAAACCAAAGACCATACAGCACAGTGATGTTGTACAATCAGATCCAAAAAGACACCAAAGAATTAGCATCTTTGAAGGCGAAAATCCACATCGCAAACGCAGAGGTGATGGAAGACATCTTTTGGATGTCAGAAATGAAATCAACAATTGCGGCTCTAAAGAAAATGGACTGTACTGAGGGAAAATCAAATCGTGACCGTTACCGAATGGAAAGTGAAGTGGTTTTAACTTCAGAAATCTCATTGGTTAGTAGAAACCAAGAGATTAAAATGTTGGAAGCAAAAATTGAAGAAATCCAAGACAAGTTGGACACCTTCAACGCAACCACAGAAATTTAATATGGTTTGTAGATAGGGTTAGAAAGTGATGGTTTTTCTACACTCAGAATCCGACTGGATGGATAATTGATAAAGATAACGAACTGACTCAAGCTGAAATCTCAAATACTCAAAAGTCATTTGATTAAAACTTAAAACTCTCTTTTTAACCTATTTTTGACTCTTGAAACAAATCATATGAACCCCCATCCTTGTGGTGGGGGTTTTTTAAAAGACCCCATCCCTTGAGGGTGGGCTTTTAGGACCGTTATCCGTTAGGGTAACAACCAAAGGGGGAATTCGCTACTCCCCCTTTTCTATTTCACATAAACCACTATCATTTGTATATGTGGGGAATTTTATTTATATTTGTAGTAATATTATTGGCTGTTGTCAAAAAAAACCAAAAACTTAAAAGATGAAAGTTTTATTCTTAGATAATGATGGTGTAATCTGTCTCTCAAATAATTGGGGTGGACGAAAAAAGAAATGGGCAAAATACCGTTCAGCAAATCCTGAATCATCATCTATTATTAAAGAAGCACCTGTTGAATATCGTTTTGATGATTTTGATAAGAAAGCAATTAAGATCTTAAATGAAATCATTGAAGAAACAGGATGTGAAATAGTTGTAAGTTCCGATTGGAAATTACACGCAACACTTGAAGAACTTGGTGATTACTACGAAAGTCAAGGGATCATCAAACGACCAATTGCGTTGACTCCAAACATTCAGAATTGTACCGTTCACGGTAATTTATTTATCTGGTCACCACGATGGGATTTAGAACAAACACGAACCATTGAGATTCGACAATACTTACATGATCATCCTGAGGTTACTCATTGGGTTTCGGTTGATGATTTGAATATGGGTAAGAATGGTGAGACTTGGAAAGATGAATGGGCTATAGATAATTTTGTTCTAACACCAAAATCAAGTGAAGGAATTAAACAATGTGGGATTAAAGAAAAGGTTATTAAATTTTTAACAAATGAAGAACATAAGACAAATATTCAAGACTAATACCCATTTAATGGATCATCCTGAAGTACAGGAATTGATTGATTATTGTGTTGAGTTGGAGGGTCAAGTGGTTGAAAAGAAAATTGATGATACTTATAGTAAAGAAGAGATTTATCTTCAGATGCTTAAGGACATCTACGATAGTTGTGATAAAACTTTAACTGATGATCAGCTGTCAGAAAGGTTCAAAGAAACCCCAAGAGTGGATTTCAAGCAAGCTGTAATAAATCTAAAAAAGTATATGGGAGCCGTATCACAAATGTACGGGTTTATGTTATGAGTGAAAATACAAAACAAAGAGTTAAATTGATTATGGTTGAAGAAAAACCATATGTCGTGTCCTTAGACAAAGTAGAAATTGGTGATAAAGTTATTGTTACGGTAAATGGTCAATATCCATCGATTGTCGAATGTGAAAACCAAACTGTTCTTACATTACTAACTGATTCTAAATTATCCTTAACTAAGGCTTTTAAAATCTTTATGGAACCTGATAACATCAAATTCCAACCAGACCAAATTGAAAAAATCTTAGAAAATGATGGTTTGATGGAGGTTGAGTTTGATAATGGTGTTTATAAGTATAGCCTATGATGAGTATTATAGAAACGTACATTCACAGTATAGGACTAATTTTAACAGTAGTTCTTTTAGGTGGGTATCTAATTTATAGATATTTTAAGAAAAGAAAAAAAAAGTAATGACCGTAATACACGAAGTACAACAGGTTATTACAGTAAATACGCCTTTTGGAGAGGCACAAGTTCTTTTTATTTTTGATTATGGTATTCATAGAAACAGTATTTGGGTTTGTGCATCATTGTCTGATGGAAAAATAAGACACTACGATACAAATCAAATAAGCGTTACTTCAAATCACACTTTAGGGTTTAATTTGAAGGACAAATAAACTTTAAATTTTTAAAGATGAAAACACTTGATTTACATGGAGTTAAACATGCAGATGTATCCAGATTAATGGACCAATTTTTATGGGAACAAATGAATAAAAAGACGAGGGAAGTTGAGATCATCACAGGAATAAGTAATGCGATGATAGAAATAGTAATAAAAAACCTCAAAGATTATGATTTTGTTTATAATGAAGCGTGGAACAACCCCGGTAAGTTTATAGTCAGATTAGTTTAATGAAAAAAAAGTTTGTACCCCCGGTTGAATAAGTCGGGGGTTTTTTGTATCTTTGCTCTATGTTAGAAGTAGAAGGTAAAACATTTCATAAGTTTGTAGAGATAAAGAACTATAGAACTAGTTTATATCTTAACTATTGCGATATAAATCAAAAAGATAGAAATGTCTTAGGTTTGTATGTTATAACAAAAAAGAAAGATATGTTCTTTTCTGATGTTCAGATCTACACTGAAGATGCCTTTGTTGAGCATTTTGGAAATCCATTTGCTTCAGTCCATTTTGATAGAGAAAGATTATTCATAGAAGAGGGTGACGATAAAATATCAATTAAGTATCAAACTAATATAAAAGATAGAAAAGTGGGAGGCAGGTTCTTTACTGAAAGAAAGAATACACACTATCTCACATTCAATTTCAAAAAGAAAATGTTTTACTCAGGAACATTTTCAACTAAAAAGAAAAAAATTATTGGAAGAAGTATGAAAGTTAACCCAACATACTTTGCAATTGAAACTTTCTTAAGAAACATTAGAATTGATAATAGTGTTGCTGTTGATCAATATCTTTATTTTTTCTTAGAAAAGATTTGGGATAGAATGGGGATTGAAAATCCACAAAACTTTCAGTGGGACTGTATGAAATCTTTTTACAGTCTGACCTATTACTTAGTTAATGACATCAAAATACCAAACCAATGGAAAAAATTCACTGGTATATTCTTTTCTAAAAAAGAATTACAAAAAACCAATATGAATTTGGTTGATGCCGCAATGGATAAACTAAAACTCAAAGGGTCTAAGGTTAAACAGATTTTCAATGAAATGACTTGGGTTGATTTTGATAGATTGTATATGACCTATAATTTATTAGGTATTGATAGATTTAACAAAATTGAAAACAAAGTTTTTGATGAACACTATAGTAATGAAGAATATAGCGTGAAGAGTCTGGAGATGAATAAAATGGGAAGGTATTATGAATGTTTCTACACAGATAAGTACAATTACCCAAACTATTATACCAGTAGAGTATTAATTCCTTTAACACCAAAAGAAAAAGATAGAATTTTAGATTTGATGCCATATTTTGATGGGTATAAATGGAGCACACTACTTGACCACTTAGATATGAAACGAGAGTTATTAAATTTAGGTGAGGATGTGAGACTAAAATTCACAAACATGAGTAGTTTTAATTTAGAACACGAGGAGTTTAGTCGTCTTTTACTATCATACAGAAAAGGTGAGATTGAAAGATTTTATGGTGATGTTGATAGTTTAGAAACACCTATCGAACATCAAGGTGAGACATATTATCCAGTACTTCTTCGTAAAACATCAGACTACGAAAAAGAATCACAACATCAACGAAATTGTGTTAGAACTTATGCAGAAAGAGCCGATTGTTTAATATTCTCAATTCGTAAAGGATCCAAAGATGGTGATGAAAGAATTACTGTTGAATACCAATACAGAAAAAATGAGATACTAAATGTCCAAGAAAGAGCAAAGTTTAATGCACTACCTTCGGATGAGTTTTCACAAGTTGCTAAAATTCAACTTGCGAACATCAACCTTATGTATAAACTAGGAACCCTCAAGTTACCAAAGTTGGTCAAAACATATCGTAGTGGTAAAGTTATTGAACAAGAATCAACATTTAGAAGTTTAGAGCACGAAGGAACCAAAGTGATTGCGATGACACCTCGATGGGATGTGTCTACACCTGAATTACAAACTTGGCAAAATGAACTTTTGGATTATAATGAAATACCTGTTGAAGACTTCAACGAGTGGCTTGATCAATTACCGTAAAAATATTATATTTGTAAAATGGAAGACAAACAGTACGAGTTACTAAACGAAATGGTCGTTAAAATTAACGAGGCAAGAACATATAATAGAATAACAGGTTTTATTACTCTTATTTGGTTATTTGAATTTTTTTATACTTTTTTTTGGACCAAAAATTTTGATGCAATGTATTGGTTTATTTGGGTTGTTTGTGTTGTCGGATGGGTACACATGAATAAAAAATATAAAGTTGCCATGGAGGAATATGAAGAATTAAGAAAAGACTATAACACAAGATATGAAGATGAAGACAATTAAAATTTTACTATTAACCTTTTTACTATTTTCCTGTGGTGGGAAAAAATATAAATACGAAATCAAAGGAAAAGTTTATGTACCAACATCGGGACTTAACCCAATGCATGATGCAATTTGGTATACTGACACAATAAATTTTGATGGAGATACGATATATTATTTCAACAGTGACGGATCAGAAGTTAGAATCCACCCACCATTTATTTTAATTGATCACACATTAGACAAATGAAAACATATAAACAACTACCCATCCCTGAAGACTCTGCTTGGAGTAGAAACACTTTATATGGTAAATTAAATTGGAGAATAAGATATTTTCTTGAAGGTGTAAAAAACATCATCAGATGGATACCAACTATCTACCACGATAGAGATTGGGATGGGACATACATTCTAAAAATCTTACAGAAAAAAATAGAGTTCCAAAGAAAAGAACTTGTAAATGCCAATAGACATACAGAGGTTGAAAGAGACAATCGTTATATGACTTTGGCTCTTAACTTACTTGAAATAGTTAAGGAAGAACATTATTCATTAGAGTGTATGGATTATTGGGATAATACTATAAGTTTTGAGGACGTATCAGATAACCCAAACTTAAAATCTATTGAGATTGAAACAACTGCGGAAAGATTTGACGAGTACTTAAACAAATATCCTTCTTCAGTTCGTGCTATTATTAAAGAACACGGTGAACAAGATGATAAAAAGCGTTTATGTTTATTGGTATCTTACTATAATCATAATAAAGCAAATAAACTTCTTTTCCGAGTTTTAGAGGAAAAATTGGCCCAATGGTGGGATTAAAAAATAAAATTATGCAAGACAAAAGAATCATACACGGACAATTGATGAATGAACATCGAAAATTGGCAAACGAGATTGCCGACATAAAGGCAAACAGTTACGAATTAAATGAGGAAGAAAAAAGAAAGGTTGCCGATCTACAAAGACGACAAATGATCATAATGAAACAACTTGAAAATTTGTTTAAATAGTATGAGAGTAGTTGTTACAGGAGGAGCGGGTTTTATTGGTTCGTCATTTATTAATTACTTATTGGATAATTTTGAATGTGATGTTCTTTGTATTGATAAATTAACATACGCTGGAAGTAAGAATAATATTAAACACAATGTGAAATTATTACAAAAAGATATTTGTGATGTAACTGCAGATGAACTAGGTGAGTTTGATTATATTGTTCATTTTGCGGCAGAGTCACACGTTGACAACTCAATCAGTAATGGATTACCTTTCGTGAAAACAAACGTAGAAGGAACATTTAACTTATTAGAGATCTCAAGAAAAAACAAAAACCTTAAGAAATTTATCCACATTTCAACAGATGAAGTTTATGGTGATATGGATGAACATTTTTCCATAAACCATATTGCAAAAGAGGAAGATTATCTTAAACCAAGTTCATATTATTCAGCAACAAAGGCGGCATCTGACATGTTGGTATTATCGGCAAATAGAACTTACGGGCTCCCTTACTTGATCACAAGAACTTGTAATAACTTTGGTGAACATCAATTTGAAGAAAAGTTTTTACCAACAATTGCAAGATCAATCAAAGAAGAAAAACCAATACCGGTATATGGGGATGGAAAACAAGTGAGAGAGTGGATGTATGTTTATGATAATGTTAAAGTTATTTGTGATTTCATGTTTGATGATACTGTTATAAACCAAATAATGAATATTGGAACAGGATTTAGAGTAACAAATTTAGATATCATTAATAAAATTGCATCAATCCTAAACAAAGAAGTTCAAATAAATCACGTTGAAGATAGATTAGGTCATGACAGAAAGTATGGACTATTCTCAAAAAAGATGATGTCGTTTTATCAAAACAAAGAAGAGACAATCGAGTTTAAAAACCTTTATGATTATTTAGAAGAACAATATGGAAAATAGAAGTAGACACTACGGAGACGTGGGAAAATGGATTGAAAAAGTAATTGACTCTTGTAAGACTGTTGATCAAGTTATAACAACAAGAAAATTAATTAGAAACTTTGATAAACAAATACAAAATAAACATATCGACGCTTACTGGCATACATACTATTATGAGTTAATACAACCACTTGAGTATTACCTTCAAAATAAAGGCGACGAAATCTTTAATGAAAAACTCAAATCATGACAGGATACCTAACACAAACACTTGGAGAATGGATGGTTAAAGATCAGAATGATGATAAACTCTATCCATTATGTGAAGAAACAAAAAAATGGTTACTCAAAGAAAGTACAAAAAAATTCTTGAAAGAAGATTTAGAAGTGGTTTTTGATTTTATTATCAAAGGAGAATATTGTGAAACCAAAGAACAGATGACCAAAAATTATTTTGCAAAAATTAAACGAGTAGAACACGACAGCCTATAAAGTTATGAGTGAATTTGGTATTAAGGTATCTGGATGTTTGGGTGATATTATAAATGTCACACCTTTAATAAAATATATAAGTAGATGTCACAATGTTAAGTTACACTTAGAGACAAATTTACCTAATCTTTTTATAAATAATCCATATATAAAAAAAGTTTATGATACTAATTCTGGTGAAATAATTCCTGAAAACGTTTTAATTTACGACTGCAATATCCACCAAAATAACGGGATTCAAAAACAAATAAGAAAAATGTCAATGTTCGATTATTTTTCAACTTCATTAGGATTTCAAGTTCTACCTGAAGAAAGAACATTAGAGTTTTATCCTGATCCTTTAGATTTTGAATTACCAAGTGGAAAATATGTAGTTTTAAATCCATCAATAACTTGGGAATCGAGAACTTGGCCTAAAGAAAAATGGGAGGAATTGGCTAATAAAATTTTATCTTCAGGACTTAAAGTTGTTATTGACGGTAAAGACGTAAATTATGGGGATGATAAAAAAACATTCCATAACATTGATAATGAGAATATAATAAATACTGGTAATAAATTAAACTTATCACAACTTTGGCATTTATTGAATAATAGTTTGGCTGTTGTGACTTTAGATACAGGTATGTTACACTTTGCTGGCACTACAAATGCACATATAATTGAAGTTGGTAGTGCTATTCATCATTATTATAAGACTCCATGGAGAAATGGTAGTCAAGAATATAAACATACATTTGTTGGTGGATCTTGTAAGTTATTTTGTCAATCTGATATGAAATATAATACTAATGGATCAAATAAAATAACTGATGGGTTCCCAAGTCACGGATGTTTTGAAAATAAACCGACATTCGAATGTCAACCATCAGTAAACGGAGTATTCAACGCCGTTTTAGAATTATTAAAGTAAAAATTAAGTTATGGAAAATAGATTAGAATTACCAAATCTTTTGTCAGAACTATCATTAAAAACAAAAGGGGTTGAGGTAGGATCTTTCAAAGGAGAATTTGCCGCTCACATTATAAGAAATTGGTCAGGTAAAATTTATTTAGTTGACGTTTGGAGACCAATGAATGAAAATGAATATAACGACGCAACAAATAATAAACATCATATTGACGCTTATTCGAGTGTTATTGAAAATTTAAAAGGATATGAAGATAGAGCATTCATGTTACGTATGACAGGTAATGAGGCTTCTAAACTATTTTCCGATGAATCACTAGATTTTGTTTATATTGATGCCAATCACACATATGAAGCGGTAAAAGATGATTTGAAAGACTGGTATAGGAAAGTTAAATCTGGAGGATTAGTGATGGGTCATGATTATTTACCTGATTATTTTTATGAAGGTAAAGAAGAAAAAAATCAAGCAGTTTATACTTATCCTGATGGTAAACCTGAATTGGCAAAATTTTCAGGATTTTTTGGTGTCAAACCAGCAGTTGATGAGTTTGCATCAGAAAATGGTTATACTGTAAATAAAACTAATGAGTTTTTAGGAACTTGGTGGTTTATAAAAAAATAATATAATAATATGATTGAAAAAATTCCAGTTGTACTATATTGTACGGAAAATTATTTAGAAGGATCTTTAAATTTAATTAGAAGTCTAAATTTATATCACAACGATTTAACTTTCTATCTATATACCGTTAATTTTTTATACAAACCAACAATAGAAAATGTTAATAGTGTTTTTATCACTGAGGAACAAATAGATAGTAATATCCAATTTAAAGGTACTAGAAATGACATTGGAAATACAAATGTTTATAAAGCAATTTTTTTAAAAAGTAGAATTATATTACATTCATTAGAAACTTTAAAATTAAATAATACAATATATTTGGATTCAGACTTATTACCAACAGGTAATATCTCAAATTTGTATCAATATTTTGATAAAATAACACATTACCCATTAATCCAACAGGGAATATATGAATATCAAATTGCTTTTGGTAGGGGAAATCCATTTCATAATGGGGGATTTGATGAAACAAATATTTTGGAATACCCATTAATGAAAAAACATTTCATAAATATACAAAATAGAAAACCTTATTCTGTCGCTTCAGTAATGTTATATAACCAAAATTGCATTCAATTCATTAGAGAATATAATTGGTTAAATAATTTAGCATTTGATATGACAAGAGATGAAATTGAATATTTTTACCCTTTTTGTGATGAAACATCAGTCAATACATTACTTTGGAAATACCAATATAATGATAGATTACCTCTGATGCAAATGAATATTAGTAAAATTGAAAATGTACTCGAATATTTTGAATCAAATTATAATGAAGAACTTGAAGTAGAACCGTTTGTCGTTGTACCAAAAAATTCTGAAAGAAAAAGATTCATATTTTTTCATGGTATCAAAGGTAAAATGTCTGATGATACATTCATGTTCCAACAAAATATGTTTAAATATAGATTGGATAATAACGAAAATAAGATGTACATTTCTTCCAATGTAAATTTTAGTAGAGATCTTGAAATTAATATTTTTGACAACGATCAAAAAACATATTCATTGATAACAACAATTAATAAAGGAATAGAGTATTGGATATCAACATCTAAACAATTTTTAGATTATAAAAAGTTAATTGTTAAAATATACGACGACGGAAAACTAATTTTTAAAATATGAAAGATCTAACAAACTTCAGAATCATTAGATTCGAATACCCATTTCCAACTGAGGAACTAACTGTGAGAATTTGGGATAAGATGGATGAAACTGAAACAAAATGGGCAATCCAATTGACCTTGAAAGGAATTAACGACACTGGTGATTCACCTATGGGATCTTGGGATATATTTTTCTTGGATGATAAATTACAAGAAAAAATTGAAGAGGTATTGAAAAAATATGATGTCCCATATAAGACTGATGACCACGGAAATAAATTACTTGATGATCTTGAATACTTCTCAAAAGAATTTTTAGAGAAATTAGATTCGTACTTAGGTGAGAATTTGACTATTGATGATATTTTGGATAGAATTTTAGAAGTGGGTTATGAAAACATAACTGTGTTTGAAAAATACTATTTAGGAAACAACATCGAGATTAGAGAAAAAAAATGAAAAATCCATCAGGAAATAAATTAGAGAAACTTGTCTTTGGGATGTTTGACCAAATGGTTGAAGGTGCCGACAAGTATGTGACAAAACAGGGTTCAACTTGGTTGATATTCACAGAAAGTAAAAAATGGGTGATTGAGTTCACAAAAGATAAAACTTTATGGTTCAACTATAATATATTTCAAGGTGAATTGGAACTAATCGGTAAGGACTGCACCGAAGAAAGAGATTTGATTAAGAACTGGTTTGAATCAAGATTTTTGAATAAACCAAAGGTGAAACACACCAACCACTTAACTATTGGAGATTCCTGGGAAGTTGAAGACACCATTCAAAATGGGGTGAAAGAGGCCCATCATGTTGATGTTATGAAGTTTTTTGATAAAAAAATGGAAAATACAATTGAAAATGGGGTGAGAGCCACTTTTCATCACGCAATTGATAGCAGCCAAGCCGTTGAAGACACCATTCAAGAGGGGGTGAAACGCACCAAATTCCATGCACTGGATTTTTTGTTGCGAGTTGAAGACACCATTCAAGAGGGGGTGAAACACACTGAAGACATGGTGCATATCAGCAAAGAAACCGTTGAAGACACCATTCAAAATGGGGTGAAGGAAACAACACCTAGTGGTTATTTGGGGTCAATAGAGATGAAAGGTAAAATAGTTCATCAAATTGAATCCCCAAAACAAAATAATGAGGTTGAAGACACCATTCAAAATGGGGTGAAG